AGAAAGAGAAGAGTTATACTTAATTGTCATTACACACGCCCAGAAAAACTCAATATAGAAAAAGTACGATGAAAAAATTAAATAAATTATACGAAGCTATTGACGATAGAACTTTCAAAACTACTAAAACAGGTGAAGATTCTGAAACAGGAAGTGTTTCATGGGATGTTGAATATGAGAAAAAAGCACCAGAAACTTATGAATTCAAAGAATCATATGATGATTTAAATGAATTGGTTAAAAATATGGTTAAGATAAACGGTAGACTAAAACCAACAGACCCAAAATTAGAAGAATTAATATTAGTAATAAAAAATATTAGAAATAGATATAAACGATATTTAAATCAATACCAACCTGATTGGAATAGCTAATGCCTCATAATTTAAAACCAACACCCCCTACTCAAGCTTCAATAGCACAAGGTTTTATTACACCTTATGAGTTTGCTAATTTGGGAAAACCTACATTCGAGGAAAAACCAAATAGAGGGCAACAGACTTCTTTAAAAGATAGTGAACCGTATGTTAGTGCGGTTAAAGAATTTTCTCTTGGATTACAAGATGTTGATGAGGCTTTAATTACTTATATTGATAAAACAATTAAACCTTCTGTTATTCAAAACGGCGATAGATTAGAAGTACCAACTATATATGGTTCGCCTGAAAAATGGAAATCTATTCAAACCGATGGATATTACCGTGATAAAAATGGTAAATCAATGTATCCTTTAATTGTTGTTAAACGTAACAGCGTAGTTAAAGATAGATCATTAGGTAATAAATTAGATGGTAATAGAGTTAGAATGTATAAGGAATTTGAAAACCAATATACACCAAGAAATCGATATGATGATTTTGGAACTATTGCTAATAGAACCCCAGTACGTGAATATTCAACAATAGTAATTCCAGATTATGTTAACATCAGTTATAGTGGGGTTATGTATACTAATTTTGTTGAACAAATGAATGGATTAGTAGAGGCATTTAATTTTGCTTCTGATTCATATTGGGGAGATAAAGAACGATTTATGTTTAGAACACATATAGATAGTTTTAGTACTATAACTGAGGCAAATCAAGGAGAAGATAGAGCTGTTAGATCAGAGTTTGAAATGAAAGTATATGGATATTTAATACCAGATACAATAAATAAAGATTTAGCTAGTTTAAAAAAATCATATTCAAAAGTACAAATAAAATTAGGAAGCGAAAGCGTAATAAACGATTTATCATTCATTAACATAAACCAATAAAAGTTATGTCACAAAAATTAACAATTGAAGAAATTACCCAATTAAAAACATTACAATCTGATTATGCTAAATTAATAGCTGAATTAGGGCAAGTAGAAGTATCTATTTTAGTAATGGAAAAACAAATCGAGCAAATAAAAACAGCCCAAAAAGATCCATTATATATTAGGTTAGGTGAAATACAACAACAGGAATCTAATGTTGCTAAACAACTAACTGAAAAATATGGCGATGGTCAAATAAATTTAGAAACTGGTGAAATAACAACCAGTTAATATTGTTTTTACAAACAAATTCAATATTTATAACAAAACACGATAACACTAATAAAATATTAAGATGGCAGAAACTGTATTATCACCAGGCGTTTATCTAAACGAAAACGACCAAAGCTTTGTAACACAAGGAGTAGTCAGCACAGGTGCTGTAATTGTTGGTCCTACAAATAAAGGAGCCGCTTTTGTACCTACTATCGTAAGAAGTACATCTGAATTCCAAAACAAATTTGGTAATAGCTTACAATATAATAAAACCGTAACATATACACCACAAACTGTTGATGCTTATTTAAACTCAGCCGGTAGTGTAATGGTAGTAAGAGTACTTGGTGGTGGTGGATTTAAATTTTCTTCAACACGTAAATTAGCTGGATTGATTGATTCATGCTCTGGAGAATTATTAACTGTACTATACCCTGGATTAAATACAGAAGATTTAGGATTAGGTGAAAGTTTTACTACTCCTGGACCTGGAACTGCTGAATCATATAAAATTTGTGTATTAGATGCTAGTGACACTGGATCTCTTATTTATAATAATAATGCAAATAGTGCTTCATTCTATGTAGAAAACGCAGACGGAACAGAACAACAATATACATTTGTATTCTCAGGATCAGTAGGGTTTAGTGGAGTACCTGCAGGACCTGGTACTGTAGTAACAGCAAGTATTGCTGCTGGTAATAGTGCTACTGTAATGGCAACAGCTGCCTCTGCTTCATTTGCCACTTTAGGAGCAAATTTTAGTGCTTCATTTGAGGTAGATGGAGATTGTTTAGTGTTTACCAACACCCATACAGGTTCAGTAACCGATATAGTAGGAGGATGGAATATTACTTCAGCATCAGTAACAACAGTATCTCAAGGAACCGATAATGCAGCTAATATATCAGAAGATTTCTTATTAACATTATCAGGAAGTAATTTTGCTTCCCAATCATTTAGTGCTTCGTTAAATCCTAATAGCTCAAATTATATTGCAGGAAATGCATTAGGAACAGCACCAAATGTAACTCTCCCTTCAGACTCTTCTACAGGAGAAAATGCTTTTGCTTATTTGAATTTTAGACAACGCCAATCAGATCTTCTTGCTAATGATTGTGATGTTTTAATAGTAACCTCAAGTGGTAATGTTGAATTCACAGGTTCAACTGCTGAAGGATATGATCACGGTAGAACACCATGGATTACATCTGGTAATAGTGCTAAGAATTTATTCAAATTCCACCATAGAGGTGATGGATTTGATACTAATAATGATGTTTATATTTCCATTACAGATTTAAGAGAACCTGCTGATGTAAATGGTGAAGAACAATATACTTCCTTTACTGTACTAGTTAGAAGAGTAGGTAGTGATGAACAAACAAATACTGTTCTAGAATCATATACTGATTGCAACCTTAACCCAGAATCTCCAGGATTTATTGGTAGAGCAATTGGTGACAGGTATGAAGAATACAATGCTAGTTTAGGTAAAGTATTAACTAATGGAGATTATGCTAATGCTTCACAATTTGTAAGAGTAGAAGTTTCTGAAGATGTAAAAACAGGTGCTTTATCACCTAAATTATCACCTAGAGGTCATAGTTCTTATTATGATGTTGCTGGGTTAGATCCACATTATTTACCATCCGCATCACTTCAAAAAGAAAAAGTATTTAATAATGCATATAACAATAATGTATATTTAGGATTTGATATTACTAATACTGATAACTTTAACTACTTAAAACCAGTACCTAAAGTTGGAGGTTCCTATAAAGTTGGTAATAACCTCTTATTTAATATAGATACATTATCTGGTCATCCAAGTGCTAGTTGGGTTGGTTCATTAAGTGCTTCTGTTGACACATCAGGAGTCGATGGCCCAACAGGAAAACAATTACAATTTAATGCATTCATGCAATTTGGAAATGATGGTATTGATTATCAAGATTTCCGATATGTTGGAACGGATATAGAAGCAGCAAATGTATTTGGTATGGATTTATCATCTACTAGTACAGCAGGAGGTAAAGCATATAAGAAAGCAACAGATATATTATCAAATAAAGATAGATATGATTTTAATATTTTAGCTACTCCTGGAGTAATTAATCAATGGCATAGTGCGGTAAATAACCAAACATTGAACATGATTGAAGAAAGAGCAGATGCTATATTCATAATGGATCTTGAAACAGAAGATGCTTCAGTTGCTTCAGCTAAACTTGAAACAGCAGGGTTAGATAGTAGCTACGCAGCTGTGTATTACCCATGGGTACAAATGTTAAATGTTGATAATGGTACTCCTGAATATTTTCCACCTTCAGTAGTAATGCCCGGTGTATACCAAAGAAATGATAATATTGCTGCTCCGTGGTTCGCACCAGCAGGTTTAACAAGAGGTGGAATACCAAATGTTATCCAAGCTAAGAATCCATTAACAAAAACAGAGCGTGATATTCTATATAATGAAAGAGTTAACCCAATCGCTACATTCCCTAATCAAGGTGTAGTAGTATTTGGACAAAAAACAACTCAAAGAGCTGCTTCGGCACTTGATAGAGTAAATGTTCGAAGATTGTTAATTAATCTTAAGAAATTCGTTGATGCACAATCTCGTTTCTTAGTATTTGAACAAAATTCAGCAGCTACACGTCAACGTTTCTTGAACCTAGTTAACCCATACTTACAAAGTGTACAAGATCGCCAAGGTGTTTACGCTTACCGAGTACAAATGGATGAAACTAATAATACCCCAGATGTAATTGATAGAAATGAATTAGTAGGTGCTATTTATATTCAACCAACTAAAACAGCTGAATTCATTATGATTGATTTCAACATTCAAGCTACAGGGGCACAGATTTAATTATTAGATATTTATAATAAACAGACAAAAACACAGATAAAATGGCAGTATTAAGCTCAGCAGCAGGAGAATTATTTTTTCAAGCATTTGAACCAAAAGTAGCAAATAGGTTCGTCCTTGTTATGGATGGAATCCCTTCATACTTAGTTAAAAATTTCAAAGCACCCACATATACTGCTAACCCAGTAGTGCTAGATCATATCAATATCAAACGTAAGTTAAAAGGTAAAGCTGATTGGTCTGATGTTAACTTTAACCTATATGATCCAATCACTCCTTCCGGAGCACAATCAGTAATGGAATGGGTAAGATTACATCACGAATCAGTAACCGGTAGAGATGGTTATTCTGATTTCTACAAGAAAGATCTTACACTACAAACATTAGGACCTGTTGGTGATATTGTTAGTGAATGGGTAATTAAAGGAGCATCAATAACAAGTGCTGATTTTGGTCAGT